CCGGGCCAGATAATATCAATCAAATTGGGATGACGAACAAAATCACGCTCCACCACCATGATGTAGATGGGTTGTTGGTCGTAGTTCATTCAAATATGTCTGCAAAGGTGTTGTCGGCCTTGTTCCACGCGGCAATACGCTTTTTGGTGATCTCCGCATAATTGGGATCTAACTCACAGCCAATATATTCGTAGCCCAACTCCACTGCGGCACAGCCAGTTGAACCACTGCCGTTGAATGGATCTAGCACGACGCCACCTGGTGGTGTGATAAGTTTAATCAGATACTTCATCAACTCAATGGGTTTGACTGTGGGGTGATTGTTGCCTACAGCACCTTGAACTTGATGTGCTTGTCCTAGGGTCTTGTTGTGTTCTAGTATCTTGTGCTTGAGTCTCTGAACATTGGTGCCAATGCTGGGATCCCATAATGGATGATTCTTGACATCACCTTGGGCATAGTTGGCTAATGGATCTGGCACATCATCAAAACCCGTGTGTCTTTCCCGGCGGCTGACCTTGGGACAGTAGAAATACTTTTGATATTCTTCTTCAATCTCACCTATGACATTACTGGGGAAGCGTCCCAGTTCATTGGTTTCAACTTTGACAAACTCACCCTTTTCATAACTGTCTACCTGTATGGTATGCCCACTCCAGGCTGCTGTGGGCACCTTGTGGTCAATGCTGGCTTTGTCTTTATCATTAGCATAGGGCACACGAGTGGCATCAATATTTAGAGCACCACCGCCCCACTTTACTACATTTTCAGCATAGGATAGTTTGGTTGGTTTACGGGCTAATGCTATAGGTTCGTGTGCTGGCTTTAAACAAGTGCCCCAACCACTCCATTCATTATCTACTTCAATGACTTCCTCATACACGGTGCCATACTTTTCACCTTCGTGTGCTACTGCCAAACGATCACCATTGATATCAGGTAGTGCTTTGTAAATCTTGCCATTTACTTTATGTCGCCACATTGTGGTCTGTGCGTTCTTTGCTGGTTCTGTTTCACTAAACGCCAAACGCCCAAAGCCATTACTGCCACCACCTGGGCTATAATGTATTTCCATTTCATCTTTGTCAAAGCGTTGTTTGTCTGGTTTGCCGTTTTCTTTCTTATGTAGTTGACGACCAACATCCTGACTTTTAGGAAAGCCACTTGAATAGATCCACATAATCTGATCTCGTATCTCAAAGCCTGCTTGTTCCAGTGTCACAGCCAAATAATGATATGTTCTTGCCGCACTAAAGGCTAATATGTGTCCGCCTGGTTTGAGCACACGCAAACATTCTTGATAGGTCTCCAAGGCTCCAGTGTTGGCATCCCAGGCCTTGCCCAAGAAGTCTATGCCGTAGGGCGGATCTGTGACTATGGCATCTATGCTATTGTCAGCGAGTGTTCGAAGGGTTTGGCGATTATCGCCCTGTAAGATTTGATATTTCATTTTGTTTCCTTTGTAGCAAATATCGTGACAAACCCCCGGCCCCGGGGGTTTGAGGTGTTAGAGGTTATACCTCTAATATATTATATGATAGATTATGGTTGGCAGCGAAATCAATCGCCGAATCATAATCTACCATAAACTCGTGCTCATATAGTTCTTCGGCATCGTGGGCTCCGGGATATCGGTCATAAAACCCCTCTCGGTCCGCCACAGTAGAATCTACTGCCATCAATGCGGCCAGCACAAATAGATTTTCATTATCTATTTCGATCCAAACTTCATTTCCGTTTTGGTTAGTGCCGAATAGCAGACTCGGCTTCTTTTCATTTAGTGTCATTTCGTTTCTCCTTATGAGTAGCACACTTATATACAGCGGTATTGCTGTATTTATATATTATACACAATCAGCGGTATAATGTCAATCTAATCCCAAATCTTCTTTGCGAACTTCAATCACCAGCTCAACATCAGCCTGAGTCAAAGGTTCAATCAGTAGAGGTCTGCTGTCGGCTGATATCACCGGAAAACCTTCCTTATTGGTCTTTTTGGTTTCACGCAGACCACCATAGAGACCATATTGAATGGGACGCTCCAATATCTTATCCCATCCACTCCTGGTATAATTTCGATAAGATTCATCTACCACACAGGTGTGTAGTTGTAGATCTACCGGATCTAAGAGCGTGACATCGTGTATATAAGTGCCATTGAGGTGTCCTATTTTGGTAGTGACATCTGCTAATATTAAAGTTTTGGCCATTTCATTTCCTCAGTTGTATAGTTATTTATCAAGTATAACAAATCGCCCATTTTTTTGCAATGATTTTGGCTATTCACATATGTGAATCAAATCGAGGTCTATCTATTCGATTATCTAATGGATGTCCGAATTCGGACATCCGATGCTTCGTTTCGCTCGCTCAACTCGCATCCATTGGCCAAGCCAAACGAATAAACGAAGTCGAAGACTGGCTGTTGTGGGCCAACAGGAGCGCCTGCCAAGGCGCTTTGGCCCGACAACGGGTCTACGCAGTAGACCCTTTATTGATTCTTTAAAGTTAGCGAGTGCTTGCTCAGCTCAGAACTACATCCCTTCCCCCCAATTGATTAACTCAAACAATGTTGCAACATTTTGGAGAAGTTCAATCCGTGACCAAAAGGTCTAGACGCCTAAAACTTGTGCTCGTGAATATACCCTTCCCAGAGGTTTGCCACGAGCGGCTTGTTTTGTTTTTTACAGACTTTGTTCTTAGTATTGTCCGAACTTTGGTCTCTGCCACGCCTAGAGGGGATTTAGGTCGCTGGGTTTGTTTGGGAATAAAATTAATAAAACAGGATTTAGCGCACGCGCCTGCTTCTCACGCTCCCTCGACTCATTTAATTGCTAAATTCTGTCTAGTGCTAATTTTATTTATGCTAGCAGATTATAGCCAAAAAAAAGCCCAGCGTGAACTGAGCTTTTTAATCTACCGAAGTAGGATTTTACAAGAATGTAAGAAATGACGCTTACCAATTACTTATATCTTTTTGGGCCTAGGATTGAATCCGTTGACAATGATTTTTTGAGCAGGATTCAATTCTTCCGCACGCCAATTTTTACGCATGTCCTGTGCTGCTGCTGCATGCTGGATATACTCCGGCGTGAATGCACCCTGGGTGATGTGTCCTTGCAGCACCAAATGCACAAACTTTATGATGTCATCTTCTGAGAACTTGGTCTGCATCACTGTGATCAAGTTTTCCAAATGCAACATGCATTCTCTGATCTGTTCTTCGGTTGGTTTTGGTTCAACATGTTTACTCATTGGGTTCTTTCAGTTTGGGCAACCATTTGTATAGTTTGCCGGATTTAATTTCTTTGCAGACCGACTTGGCCTGCCGTAGGGTAATTTTGGCTCGGATGGCAAATTCTCTCACATCAATTTGGTCATGGTAGTAGTCAACAATGTTGTCGAGGCCATGCATGTATTCTTGATTTCTTGGCCCCACACTGCGCCAACCCAGTGGTTTGCCGCCACTGGTTCTACCATGGCTTTTTCGAATGGTGTGTATGTCTCTAGCTGATCCAAATTGTAGGTGTGCGGGGTTGACGCAGCCCATGTTTTGGCAAGTGCGAATCACATCTGCGCCTTGGGGAATTGCGCCGCTTTGAATTTTCAACATCAGTCTATGCACAGTCTGCATGATACGCTTGTCAGTGGCCAATCTGTAGCCACCAACCATTCCATAGCCTTGACTGTGCCGGGCACCCATCCACTGCCAGCAACCTTGGGGTCCAGCACTTTGATCAATTTTTGACCATAGGTAAGTGCTGTTGTAGCCCACATCTGCTGCCCGATCCGGAAATGTTTCTGCACTGGTTTTTCTTTTCATATTGTCTCCTACTTGTATTTATACACTAAATAAGTATATTACAGGAAATGCAATGACGGAACTTGATCGATTCTTACCCAGCACCAGGGACACTTGGACTTGGCACATGGCCCGCATCATGGATGTGCCTGACATAGTTCACATGGCCCAAACTCATTTTCAAATGGAGATTGAATCAGTATTCACTCCCGACCCACACATCTACAGTAAAAATGTTGCACTGGCAGTGGTGGAGCAGAGTTTTGATGCCAGCAAGTGCCAACTGATTGTGGCCAGAGACAACCAAACAAAACAACTGCGAGCCTACAGCTGGCTCGGCAGAGGACACTATATGATGTATGCAGCCGAAGAGGCCGCCGCGGCCAGCTTTGCACATATGGACATGAAATTACCCCTACGCACTCGCATCACCTTGATGGCTCAAATTCTACAACAGTGGCACCTTTGGTGTCAGGTATGGAGCATACCCATATTGATCTCATCCACTATTCGTGAAGATCAACAAGGGTTCATCAATCTACATCGGGCTGCTGGGTTTGCTGTTAGGGGTAGTATGGCATTTCAGAGAATATCGGCGTAAACAAATAAACAGAAGGAAAAAAAACATGACACTGACGAACCTAAAAACCGTGAAATCACGCATCATTTGTGTGAAAAAAGAGATGAAAAAGACTACGGAGAGTGGTATTATTCTCGCCCACGGCCAGAGTAGCGATGAAGATCAATGGGCCACAATTGTGGCAGTTGGACCCGATGTGACCAAGGATATCGCTGTGGGAGATCGTATTGTGCCTGTGTGGAGCACTGTGGGTGTGATCACCGAAGGCAAGATGCAATACTTTGTGGTTGATGAGAGCAATGTTCTGTGTGTGTCAAAATGATACCATTTCGATTACAAAACATTGAGATAGTGGAAGTGGCTGATCCAGAAAAGATTGAGATTTGGATGTTGAGCGTCACTGGTGAACGCCTTGAAGGCGGCACCTTTGACAAGGATGCACTGATGAATACTATTGTGGATTTCTACAACGAAAACTATTAATCTTCGAAGAGATCTTCCGCGTCGTCCGGGTCTGTGTCATCCAGAATGCTGCTCAACATCCAGCAGCTCTTGCGCAATATTCTAATTTGGTCTTGTGCGTAGTTGGCAATCTCTGGATGATCTTCTTCTTCGGCCACAGTGTTGAGTGCCAAATATTCATCGATCATGATTTCCAGATCTTCATAAACACCCGTCAGCAATTGTAGAGCATCGCCCGTGACCATGCTGTCTGGAGTGCTGCCCAACTCCACCACAATCTCCAAACTCTGTGGCATCTGCAATTTCAATGTGCGTAGAAACTCAGCCAATGTGTCAATGTTGGCCTGCAAGCCCTCATAGATCTTCTGCAACAATTTGTGGTCACTGTAGAAATTACGACCCACGGTGTTGACATGGGCCACATGAGTGCGATAATACACTTGAAAGTTTGTGGCAAATACTTGTTCGAGTTGGCTGTCTAGGTTCATAATATTATTTAATACCTTAATTTGTATACTCTTAATTCTTCATCAGTCCATCCTCGGCCTGTTAACGGATTTATTTCACGGCCGCGCAATGGACCACTCATAGGAACTTTTGGACCAGTGCTGCTTGGCATTAATGCCAAAGCTGCTGCACCACCATATTTTGCTGCTGTGGGTCCATACTGTGCCACGACAGGACGAGCTGCCTGAACTGCTTCTCCAGCATAAGTTTTAGCAGCCTGATAGCCTTGTTGTAATGCTCGACTCATCCAATTGCTTTGTTGTCCAGCTTGTTGTCCAGCCAATTGTTCAGCTGGTGTGGCCAATAATTGTGCAGTGCGAGCCTGTGATGGATTTAATCCCGTAACATCGACTTTAGGAATACTGGTGGCTGGAGCACTGGGTGTTATAGGAGCCTGAGCTCTGCTATCAATAAATGCTTTGCCTAATCTATATGCTCCATAACCACCAGCACCATACAATGCTGCATTTTTAGCAGTGTCGTATGCACCCAAAGCCATGGTAGTATCTTGTTCTTGCGTTCTATCCAGCGCTGGATTCATGCCAGGATACACAGGCAATTCACTGGTGCCGGGTGTTTGTTGAACAGTTTGTGGAACCGCAACAGGTGCAGCCGGCGTGCCTAAATAAGCATTGATTTCTTCATCGGTATAGCCTTCGGCGCGAGCTTCGGCTATTTTGCGTTGTAATTCTGGATCCATTATCTATTACCTCCCATGATATCACCTATAGGGCGAAGTTTTTTCCATTGATTCGATGTTGAATCATATTCTGGCACAGGATATTGTTTGTATGCTTCACGCACTGCTTGATATGTGCTGCCATTAGCTTTAATAAACTGCATGCGTTTGTCTTGAATTAATCCATTCGATTCAATTAGGCGCTGTTCTTCTTTACGCCAATTTTTTTCCAGCAATGCCACATTATCATAATTTTTATCAGCCACCCAATCACTCTTATAACGAGCCAATTGACCGCCAAACAATTGATTAGCTTTAATGTTATAGGCACCCAGCGCCGGCACCTGAGTAATGTCAACTTGTAGTTTTTCAGCAGCAGCGCGATCTCTATCAGATATCTGTGTGCCACCAATGGCTTTAACTGTGGCCTGAACCAATGGACCATTTAAAGTATTGTATTCTGCAAGAGTGCTGACTTGTTCAGAATTTAAACCTAACTTGGCTAGACGCTGTCGAAGTTCGATTTCATTATTAGAATCAAATTTACCAGCTAATATGTCACGCACCATTGTCCATTTTTGATCTCCAGGACTTGCGTTGACAGCATTGCCAACAGCAAATAATGCTTCTGATTTAACAGGATCTTGAAATAGTTTCAATTGTTTGGTTATGTTATCAACAATGACATCACCTTTGCGTCCATCTGAAACAATGGTTTCATCGATATACTTGTTAACACCTTCAGTTCTTTTACCGATAATCTCAATATTGGTTTCGCCTTGTTTCTTTGCAAGTTCATTGGCTGCTTTAGCTTGAGCCAAAGTGCCGCCTGCTCTACCACCACCGCCTGCCGCTGGTGTTGTTACAGGACGAGCCTGTGCCACAGATGCTCCTACTGCTGCGGGTGCTGCTGGAATGTTTGCTGGTGCCACAGGTGTTCCTGCTCCAGTTGTTACTGTTGCTGGCGCTGCTGGAATATTTGCTGGTGCCACTGGTGCAACGGCTACTGGTGTGACTGCTCCAGTTGTTCTTGCACCTGTTGGAATATTTGGAATTTGAGTAGGAACTGTTGCAGCAGCCGCACGACCAGTGTTGACTGCGGCATCCATAATTATACGCTCTTCTTCTGGAGAAACACGGCGTTCTTTCTTAAGTTCAGCAATAGCTTCAATTCCAGCGGTAGCTCCTTTGCCTTGTAAATCAATGGCTAATTTTTGTATAGTAGTTCCAACTTGTTGTTGACCTTTATAGCTGGTAAATCCTCCACCGGCATACGCAGGTCCAGCTGGATTAATATTAATTAATTTTGCCTTGCCTTTTTCATCTACACCGCTCTTATAAACTTCGCCGCGATTGTCTTGTAACAGTTCTTGTCCTGTAGTTATGTTCTTACCAATACTGGTAGCGCCAGCTTTGATGACCTCTTGTGGTGTCATCTCAGCGCCATCAGAATTCAAACCTTTTATAGGCATGTTACTGGTGCTGAATAGAATCAAACTTGTTTTACCAGCTGCGTCTGTTACTGATCTCCATTCTTTGGGCAAATTCATTTTGGCCACTTCAGCTTCGGCTCCACTCTTGAAACCAATTAGACTATACATAAATGCTTTGGCAATGCTGCCTGTATTGCCCTGTTGTGCTAACAATTTTTGAATACCACTCATATCATTGTTTTGAATAGCTTCTTTAACTTTGGTTTCAACTTTTTTCTGTGCTTGTTCCAATTGCATTTGACCTAGAGCAGTTTCGGCCGCAGCATTTTGAATAGATATTGGTAATGCTTTGTTGCCATAGACAGCAATTAGTTTGTTTTTATCATTGCCGGCCTCAGCCAAAGCTGCTCCAGCATTGCGCATTTGCATTTGTGCGTCTGATTCGCCAGCAGTGCCTTCACTAGCAGCACCTTGAGCAGGTTGCATTGAAACAGCCGGTGGTATTGGAGCAGGTGCTTGCGGTATTGGAGCAGCAGCCATAGGTGCAGCCACGGGAGCTGCCACGGGAGCTGCCATTGGAGCTGCCACGGGTTCAACAGCTCGTGTTATTGGTGTGGGTGCCATGGCAGTGGACATGGGTGAAGCCACGGACATGGGTGCTGCCTGAGTGCCCATGGCCAATCGATCATCAGTTGGATTGGCATTGGGCATGACAGGCATTATAGTCTGCGCTGGCAATGCTGTGGATTCGATCATGGGCTGCGGCATTGGCCCGCCAACTACAGGTGCCATGGGTGCCACAGGACTCACTGTGGGAGTAAGAGGATTGGCCGCACTGAGATCTTGTGGGCTACCAGACACAGTCATGGTTTGTTCACCAGTGACCGGATTTGTTTTAATCGTCTGTGTCACTGGCCGGGCATTAGCAGCCAATTCGTCTTCGGTCTGCGCAACTGGTTCTCTACCAAATGCATCAAATAATGTGTAAGCCATCTAATCTATCCTTAAAATGTTGGCATAGTAATGCCAGATTTGTAACCTGAGGTCTGTGACGAGCTACCTTGTGTGCCTGCAAAATTAGGATTATAACTAGAACTTGGTGTGCCAAAGATCACTGAAGCATACTGATTATATAATTGTTGCGGAGTCATTGCGGCACTAACGCCCTGAGTGGCAGCACCCAATGCTTGTCCAATACCACCTTGACCAAGACCAGCAAGACTCTGTCCAGCAGCCAAACGCTGACCAGCAATGTCTTTCATCACTTGTGCTGAAGCCTGTTGTTGCGCAGCCTGTGTTTGTCCAGCCAATTGTTGTTGTGCAAATGCTTGACGAGCACTGCCAATTTGACCAGCACCACCATACTGTGCGCCAAGTCCAGCCAAGTTTTGCTGATATTGAGCCTGTGCTGGTTGCAGTGCAGCAGCCAATTGTTGCGATTCGTAGTCTGCACCAAACAGATTTTCAAGGCCGCTGATACCAGTGCGTAGCGCACTTTCACCAGTGGATCCCAGGGTCTGCTGTGCTTGACCTGCGGTGCTGGCTAGGTTTTGAGCAGCTTGAGTTACTCCGGGTGCGCCTTGATTATAAAGGTCTGTGGCACCGCGCACTGCTTGGCTATATGTGGGGGCAATGGTATTTGTAAAGAAGCCAGTTTGGGCTTGAATTTGTTGTCTTTGTTCTGGGCTCAGTTCAACTTGTGCTGTTGAAGTTCCGCCGCTTTTTCCCATGCTCATATTATATTTCCTTTATTATGGTGCTACAGGAGCAACTAGGTCGGCCTCTGTATATGGTAATCCAGTTAATGGATTGATTCTTGTGAGTGCTGTTGGTGCCACTGGCGCTATTGTCTGTGTGCCCATGTAGGCTGCTTGTGTGGTAGGGTTGATGTTTTGTCTAATAAATTGCGGCACATCCAACGCTGGTCTAGATTGCCGTATACCAAATGGTTGGGCAGGTGCATCAGGAATCACATTGTAATTTACCAAATCAGCTTCACTGGCTATATATGGCCGCTGTCCCCAATAGTATTGGCTTTGCACTGGATCTGTGGTTTGGTAGTAAGGCATGGCACGAATCTGTCCAGGATTCAAACCTGGATTGACCAACGGAGCCAAATCGCCAGTGCCATAGGTCAATGGAGGCAGAGGAGCATATGGACGACGACCAGGCACAGTTGGTGGAGGATTTATTGCATTGTTCAACAATGCGCCACCTGCCAATACACCACCCGCCACATTGGTCACACCATAACGATCTACCAACGCACCACCCACATCATATATTGCCTCGGGCAAGGTCATTGGTGGTGGAGGATTTGGATTCACATAACTGGGTATGGCATCCTCCACTGGAGGCAAACCGTCAGTCGGGGGTGTCGATGGAAACACTGATAGGTCATCATCGCCAAAGCCAGTGCCTGGCTGTTGAGGCATAGGATCTGGCATTACTGGCACTTCTGCAGGAGGTGTTGAAGGAAACACTGATAGGTCATCATCGCCAAAGCCAGTGCCTGGCTGTTGAGGCATGGGCGCTGGCATTACTGGAACTTCTGCCGGAGGTGTTGATGGAAATACTGATAGATCATCATCACCAAATCCTGTGCCTGGCTGTTGAGGCATAGGGTCTGGTATTACTGGCGCCGCGGGTGGTAACGGTGTGCTGACAATTTCAGGTGTGGGCACTCCAGTGGCAATGGCATCGCTCATTAAAACTTCACCAGTGGAATTTGAAACTACTTGCATTCCAGTGTCAGTGTTGAATGGGCTATTGATCGGATTGCCATAAGTGTCAAAATATTGGCCTGACCCCGAATCATATAATCCGTTCCATATGGTATCGCTGCCGCGTAGCATGCTGACGCTTTCTGCGCCAGTAGATATGCCCAGTGTTGGTGCGGCTATGTTTATTTGCGGAACATCGCGGAATAGATTGGTTGGACCATTGATTGTGGCCACACCATTGGCGTCCACTTGTAGCCAATCACCTGTAGGATATTGAGCAAAGTCCACCATGGTGCCAGTGGCATCAAATATGTAACCATTTGAATCAACCCAACCTTGGCCAGTTGAAACTGGATTCCAATCGTCGGGAATAACAAATCTACTGCCATCGGGTTTGATGATGCCCATGCCTGCTGTGGCATTGAACAGATTGGATGTGGCATAACCTGCTGCAATGTCTCCGGCACCCATTCCGGTAAACGCATCCAGGGCAATTTGACTGGCCAAAGATTCATTTACACCGTAGCTGGTTAAATTTTGTGCAATTTGTTCAGCACCCAGGCCTTGCTGTGCCAATTGTGCTGCATCAGCTGCAATGAACTGTGCGTCAGTCAGTGTGTCTGTGGCTGCACCACCAAACATTTCGCCAATTGATCCGCCAATGTATGAAGTGGCTCCACCCAACACGGCACTGCGCAACACATCACCTGCATCGCCACCCTGAAAGGCTGTGATGCCACCAGCTATGATGCCTGAGCCAATTGCAGTAGCAGCTAAGGTGCCCACAGTGCCTAGGCCAATTGCTGCGGCCACAGTGCCACCAATGGCTGCACTAACGCCTGTAAAGCCGGCTATGATGGGTATTGCTGCTGGCATTTATTTGAACTCCAGGGTGTATACGGTATAACTTTTACCATCCTCACCAACTGTTTTGCTGGTTTTGAAAGGCAGTTTGGTTCTCTTGGCAACCACGGCCAACTTGGGGTCGTTGGTATAAGTGTAGGCTCGTTTTACGCCCATACTTTTTAAGATGTTGCTGAGCTTGACAAAGTTTTTTGCCAACTTGGCTGAGTCTTCTGCCGCAGCTATGGTGTGTATTTCTACCACGCCAGGCTCTTTGACCAAAGTTAAAAACACTGTGTTGCCCAAATGTATCAGTTTGGCTGAGGGTTGTTGAACCATGGCAGCCAATTTTTCTGTCATGATCTTGGCCTGCATGTCACTACCAGTTGTTTTCTTAAAATAATTGGTAATGATGTCAGTGACTTCTTGGGCTTCTTTGCTGTCAACTTGGTAATTTTCCATGCTTGTTTCGCTCATACAATATTTAGTTGTTTATAACCAACTGGGTTGGGTTGGCCAACTGATGGTGGTGGGCCAGCCAGATTGCTGTGGCACATCCAACAAGGCCTCGCGATACGCTGTTATCTCTGTTTGTTGTTCAGTGGTTAGACTATTATACCAAACTGGATTAATTTTATCCACATCTTTTAAAAGAGAATTTCTATAGGATCTAGCATGTTCAGTAAACAATGTTATATTTTCTACCCATGACTTTGTTTCATAATTAAATTCATGATAGATACTTGGTTGTGTTGGTATTTCTATTGGGCGACCATTATCGATGTAATAATTACCTTTGTTGAATTTTCCTTCAACAAAAGATCTGCCAGACAAATTTATATCAACAGCATTGGTATCATCGATTGTATACAAACCAATAATTTCTCCTGTGTTAGGATTGTAGGTAGTATAGTTCATCTTTTTAATTCTTGCGAAGTAATGCTAGGATTAGCCATTGTTAAAACAACAGCATTTGAATTTGGACCAAATACAAAAATCTTAGCTTGGGTAGTATAGACATAAGTGTCATTGACCGTTAAAGTATCAACTACACCAATCCAATTGGTAATTCGATCAACATAGGTGCCGCCGGATGGACTACCCGGCGTTAATCCAGATTCTTGATATGCATCTAGATTTAATATTACATTGGCGCCAGCGCTGTCATATCGAATCAATTGATTAACAATAGTTACGGCATTATTAGGAAATACTGAAACATTTACTAGGCTTATGGTAGTATCAAGTTGAGCAAATAATAAAACTGTTGTATTGCCGGTGGTGGTAGTCACACTTACATTTGCACCCGAATTGTAAAAAGTTCCGCTTACCGGATATAATTGATTAAAAGTTGCAGTATATGCGCTGGCAGTCGAAGTAACACTATTAGGTATTATGGTCGAAGTTATTACAGTATTGGCAATTAAATTACCGCTGGTAATTAATCCAGTCACTGCCAAGTTGCCGCCGATGACAGCATTGTTACCAACTGTTAAACTATTGCCTACGCTGATACCATTACCAAAACGAGCATTGCCATTGGGACCGTCTAACCAAAAACCTGCACTGTTGTTGCTGCCAAATGTTGCACCTGTGGATATTACCGTATTGACTGTCAACACATTGGCTGCAAGTTTATCAGCAGTAATAGTTCCACCGGTGATAATGTTGGCATTGATTGTGTTGGCCGTAAACAAATTAGTTGTCAAGGTGCCAGTTTGAATCTGCGTGGCTGTAATAGTATTGGCGGTAATTAAATTGGCTGTGATAGTGGCAGCAGCAATGAGATTGCCAGTAATGGTAGATGCTGTGATCAAATTGCCAGTGATAGTGGCAGCAGCAATAAGATTGCCAGTAATCGTAGATGCTGTGATCAAATTACCAGTGATAGTGGCAGCAGCAATAAGATTGCCAGTAAGAGTGCTGAGTGCAACTAAATTACCAGTAAGAGTAGATGATGCAACCTTATTACCGGTAATGGTGCCAGTCACAATGTTGTTGGCTGTGATTACCACATTGGCCACTGCTGTGACCAAATCCAAATCAATTGGCACACTGTCCACTGCCTGCAAGAAATTGTTGCTGAGACCAGTTGTGATATTGATCAGCAGTTGACGACCACCCAGCACACTGTAAAAGAAAAACTTGGTTGTGAGAAATCCACCCACTACCTCTGTGTAGATATAGTCAGCTGGATTGCTGCTGCCCACTGTGCTGCTGCTGTTGAGCAGTCCAAAAAACAATCTATTGGTAGGACTGGTGCTGAAGTTCACACTGCCCGTGGCATTGTCCGCATAACGCACATGTAGATATTGAAACAAGTAGCTGACATAAGCCGGATCAGCCGCAGTGGTGATCTGGCCAGATGCAACATTGGCCACCAATGCATTGGCTGATGTCACAATGGTGTTGGCATTCAATGGATTGCTTGTGGCCAACAGATAGTTTATGCTGTCTATGACATCGCCGTAGGGATCTGTGCTGTTTAGTGCAAAATTGCTCATTAACGATCGTCCTCGATAATGGTGTTCTGCCAGTTGACTGCGGTCATTGTAAAACTGTTGACATTACTATTAGTTTCCACTTTGATGCTGACCACACGCTGATCATTTTGGTTGATTTGGCACCATGGATTGTCAGTGTTGATAGCCATGCTGACTGTGGGCTTGTAGGTGATGTTGGCACCCACGCTGTTGGCTCCACCCACTGTGACATTGACATTGCCTGTGCCCACCACTTCGGGCAGCACACGGTGCACCTGCACTTTGTTGCTGTAGGGCTGTCCAAATGTGATGTTGTCGCGTTGGAACAGTGTGGGTATGGGAGCGCCATTCAAGAAACTGGTGCCCTGATCCTTTTGAACCAAACGGCTGTTGAGTGTGCTGCCCTGTCCATAAATTATGGTTCTTGTGGCTTCGTTGTAAGTATTGCCAGTCCATATGGGACTTTCTGTGGCATGCACTGCCTTGCTGACCTGTCTGGGTGATTGAAACACATTGAGGTCATAACGATAGGCCAACATCTGATTACAGTGTCCAGTGCTGGTCAAATCTGCGTAATAGATTTCAATTTGGTTTTTGGCCGTGTTGTTGACCATGAAAGTCAAATTGGCGTAGGTGGCATTTAAATTGTTGTAGAAGTAATTCTTCACACGCTGGTTGCCCAGGCTCTTGAAGTTGCCGCCGTTGAACACCCAAATGTCTCTGGCGTCCAATCCATACACTGTGTCGTCTGCATTGCACCAGCAGTTTTCGTTCAGTAGGCCACGACCCATGTTGAGCAATTTCACGCCAAATATTGGAGCACTGGTGGTGGTATAGGCAATTGGACTGAACACCACTGTGTCCCAATAACTCATGACATAAAAGTTGCCACCAATGGGAAAGCCGTCAACCACAGGACCGCGCACTGGAACTTCTAATTCGTTGGCCACATTGGTCAAGGTAGGAGCCCAACTCAATGGCACCATGTTTAGGCCAAATGCCTGACTCCAACGCACTGTGCCCGGCAAGTTGACCACAGTGTTGCCAGTGGTGTCTGCTTGCAAGTTGCCTGCAATCAGCAAGCTGCCCACATTGGGACTGGCATACAAGCGAACAAATCCTGCTCGCAGTGCAGTGTAGCTGGGTTCGTAGTTCCAAATATAACTGGCTGCATTGGCATTGTTGCTGTATAAGGCAAACGCAGCGGCCGCAGGTTCAAGATACAAGGGCGGATTGATGCTGTCATTGATGATCAAAACATCTCCGTTCCAACTGTCAGTGATGGCAGTGCTGTTGGTATAACTGGTGCTGACAAAGGTGTTGCTGGTGGGAGTCACATTGGTAATACCACCCGTGCTTTGTGCATACCAACGACCTTCTCTGGTGGCTGCAATCAACCAAAATTGATCGTTGCTGCGAAAACCACCGGTGGTAAAAATCACATTGCCTGGAATCACATTCAATATCAGTTCATCGCCGGCCACGCTGTTGATGCCACGAATGTCAGTTTCAATGTTCTGACCCTGGTTGTATTCCTCCGGCGCCAAGGCACTGCTGGGTATGTCAGGAGTAAATGACATATTGGTAAAAGGTGTTCGAACTGGTTTGACTGCCATTGATTATCCTGGTATATAAGTGTATTTAAGGTAGTGGTTATTTGAAATCATGTCATCAGTTGCTGGCCATAGCCAATTAAAAATAAGAGTAACTGATTATGCAGATACCAGATTGGCCAGCACTGGCGTTGGCAGTGTTGAAGCCACCTCCGCCACCTCCGCCAAGGGTGGCGGATTGGACGCCAACATTGACATCAGATCCATTTGCTCTTTGATAAAAACCGCTGCCGCCTTCGGCATAATAGGTGTTTGACCCGCTGATATTATCATATATGCCTATGCCCCCCACGCTGAGTGTGCGTGTGGTTGGCGGGCTACCAGTGGCTGCTGTGCCTGCACCACCAGCACCACCACCGGCACCACCGGAGTGTTGATCTGTGCCCACATTTAAATTTATGGATCCAGGGAAACCAACACCATAACCAAACGAACTACTTTGTATAGAGTTTCCGCCGGTAGTATCAGTTGCAGTGTTACCAAATGCCCCACCGCCGGATCCGCCATTCACACCGATATTACCTGCAGAACCACCACCACCACCACCAATAGCTGTGTAGCCAAATGCAGTGCTGTTTGCACCGTTGCTGGTGTTTCCAACTGTGGGCACTGCGCCACCTGCGCCAATCACAATGGTATAATTGGTATTCACTGCGATTGCACCGGTAAGATCCACATTGGCAATTAGTCCACCAGCACCTCCACCACCACCTGTGCCATAAGCCAGGCTGGATACTGGATTGCCACCTGCACCACCGCCAGCTACCAATAACATTCGTGCAGAAGCAATAGTTCGACCACTGGGCACACTGAATGTGCCGTTGCTGGTAAAACTTGTGATCACTGTGGTTGCCGCAGCGCCCAAAGACTCTCCTAGTGTAATTCCTGGACCTATTGTGATTCCTGAACCTATTACTAATGGCATATTGTATTCCTATCTTTTATTTTTTTGTAGATCACGGGATCCACTTTCCAACCAACAACGGATCCTCTGTGATGAACCATTCTTGTGCTGTTTCATTCCAACACCAAGCACCTGCTGTTTCAGGTAGTGACACAGGACGACGCCAAGTGCAACTGAATTCATCAAACACCCAAGTGCCCGAATCAGTGGGTTGGGGCCAATAAAATGCATCTCTCACTGGGTCATATATCATGCCCACGCCAGCGTAGTTTCGGCGTAAGGGTGCGCCACCATTAGCATGCACACCCGCATAGGTGTTGTAACTGGTTTGCACCCAAGCACTGGCGTCACCCACTGCGCCAGATTGTATAAACTCCGCTTCAGCCACAATAACTTGTTTGACTACACCATTTTCTATTCGTGCATAATGACTCATCTTTTTTCCTTACGATATGACATTATATTTGATCAGCACAAAGCCGGATCCGCCGTTGCCGCCACGAATATCATTGGCATCGTTGCCTATGAGTGTGGATCCGCCGCCACCACCACCTGTGTTTTCACCGCCTGGATAACTATTGCCCGTGGTTTCGCCACCAGTGTATACTCTGCGTTGACCACCGCCACCTAGGCTTACTGATCCATTGGCGTAGGTCACACCTGAGAATTGTCTGCCACCACCTGCACCGCCCGAACTAAAAAATCCACTGTCGCCGATGCTGGTGTTGCCAAAGAAAGGCACTGTGTTTAGACCCAAGCCACCACTGCCCAAAGTTATTGTTTCGGTAGAGCTGGTGCGAACAAAGCTGCTGATATTGCCGCCTACGCCACCAGCTCCACCACCGCCACCACCGGCTAAATTATACAGCGTCTCAGTAGAATTTGTAAATGCTGCTCCGTAGCCACCCACATTTCCAAATGCGCCGCCTAAACCTACATTGAAGCCGCTTTGAGTAGAACCAAATCCTGGCACACCCACATTATTATTGATAGCATAATCCGTAGGATGACATCCGCCGCCACCCGATCCACCTTGTGATCCAAAGTTGGTGCCACTGCTGTATTCGCCGGTGCCGCGACCACCGCCATCTGCTGTGAGAGTTCCATAGGTCAATCCAGTTCCGCTTATGGTGGTTTGTCCACCTTGCAGATTGCCAAAGTTTGCCACATTGGATCCAGCCACACCACCTGCGCCAATGGTCACAGTGTAAGCAGTAGAAGCCAGTGCATCAATGGCAGTGCTGTAAAATACTCCGCCGCCACCGCCACCCGAGCCTTGGTTAACACCACCACCAGCTCCGCCACCAGCTACCAACAATAGGGTAATATCACCAGCCAAGCCAGCTGGACTGTTCCAAGTGCCGCTGCTGGTAAAATAAGCATATTCAGTGACTAAGGTGCCGTAGCGAGTCCAGCCAGCCAATTGTGCATTTTGTGCTATGCCCAACATTACACAAACTCCGGACTGATGGTGATGAGATACAAGTCAGTGCCGCCACTGACATTTTTGGTAGCTGTGGTAGAAATCATGGTCACACTGTTGGCTGTGTTGCCCACTGTGGTGATTCCAGCTGCATACTTGTATTCTGAGCTACTGGGCATGGTGATGCTGTATGGTGTGGCACCTTGTTGCACAATCAAAGTCACTGTGTCTGTTTGAGTGTCATTGGTTGCGCCGTCGCCCACACTGGTCACAAAGTTAGTGAATGACACATTGTTGACAGTTTCGGTAGGAGTCAAATATTGAACCTGTGCCACAGTTTTATCAATGGTCAAATTGCCACTGCTGCTGGTGATGTTGGCGCGAAATTCTGTGTATCTGCGCAAACTGCCCAAACGAACCTGAGCCACATCATCTTCATTGTATAAGAAATAATACTGAGCTGATTGTCGAACACCGCTGTTTATACTAACACCAGCTACGCTGCTGTTGTTGGGCATATGGTAGCCGTAGAATGCACCTGGTGTGGTAAAATTACTGGCACTCCAGACACTGTAATTGATCATTCTATCCAAGAATTGACCGTTGGCCGTGCCTTCCAAATTACTAATGTAACCAAAAGCATTGCCAACAAAACTGCCGATCTGCGGTGCTACGCTGCTGACTGCGCCCGACGCCACTCTTAGATTGGCATTGCCCAAGCTGGCAAATGTGCTGGTGCCGCCACCGATGGTCAACAGAGTGTTGATGCCCGCAACCGCGCTGGTATTAAGCGCAGTCTGTGTGGTGTTGCCACCAATGCGAGGCATCACTGCTAGGCCGGTAATACGGTTGGTCCCGTTGGTCATGTTGGCTGTGACATTGACAAATGTCTGCACACCCAAGCCAGCGGCTCTACGACCGTTGTCCGTTTTGGTAAAACTTTTGTTGACCAACACAAAGGCACCGTCAATGAACTGATTGTTGTTGAAAGTGGGACTGCTGGCATTGCCATTGAATCCATCACCAATAATAAACTGACCAGTGGCATTCTGTGTGGCACTCTGCACTGTGGTGTCAAATGCGTTGGTTTGCAGTATGCGATTCAAATTCTTATTGAACACCAAGTTGCCCACAGTGATGTTGCCATCGGCTGGTTCATAAATCAAGTTGGCACTGCCGTCGAATGTGCTGGCATTGTTGAACTGAATGAATGTGCTGCTGCCGCCTGGAGTGGCATTGCCACCCGTGATGCCAGTCAATTGACTGCCATTACCCAATATAAATGCGCCCTGCACATTGGCAGTAGTGGTCACATTGCCGGTCATACTGGTAATTGCACCTGTGTATGTGGGCAGGAATGCAGCCACATTGGTGTTGCCATAACTGCCGCCGCCACTAATGCCAGTCAATTGACTGCCATTACCCAATATAAATGCGCCCTGCACATTGGCACTAGTGGTCACATTGCCGGTCATGCTCGAAATAGCACCAGTATAGTTAGGTAGGAATACTGCCACATTGCTGTCGCCATAACTGCTGCTACTAATGCCAGTTAACAAACTACCGTTGCCCACAAAGAAGTTGGCAGTGATATAATTGGCACCAACAATATTACCTGAACTGCCGCTGGTAACGATATTACCGGCTTGCACATTGGCAGTGGCAATAATGTTGGCAGTGGCAATAATATTGCCGCCCTGCACATTGGCTGTGGTAGTCACATTGCCTGTTAAACTGGTAATAGCACCAGTATAGGTAGGCAAAAATGCAGTCACATTGGTGTTGGAATAATTGGTAGTAATACCAGTTAGCGCACTGCCATTGCCCAATATAAATGCACCTGACACATTGCCAGTCACAGTGACAGACGGACCTGACATGGTTTTATTAGTAATTGTTTGGGTAGACGAAACATCTACC